GTTTCTGCTGAGATGATGCGTCTTGAGGCCGCATCTACAGCAAAAGAGGTTGCTGGCAAAGCAATAGGCAAATGGGGGCTTTGGGCAATTACCATTATTGTGATTATTGGCGTTGTCGCCAGCATCATGCTTGAAGAGGGCAAGATTGCGGCGGTAATTGGCCTTGTGTCAGCCGCTTTGACTGCGCTAATTCAAATGATTAACGGCATTGCTGGAGCCACTCCTAAGCAAGAAAAACCAGAATTTGAAGTTATGAAGCAGCTTATCGAGCGGCTTGACAGAATGGCAGACCGAGACCCTATCAGTGTTTCCGTTGATGGCGACAAGGTTGTTGTGAAGAAGGGCGAAGAACAATTTACAAGCTCAAGGGGGTAACATGGTTCCAATCGTTGCAACGCTGCTTTCAACATTAGCAGAAAATGGTCTTGGCCTTTTGTCGAGCGCATTACAGGCAAAAGGAAAGCAAGTTGTAGAAAACGCTCTGGGCGTAAAAATTTCTGACAACCCGACACCAGAGGAGGTGGAGAAGCTTCGTCAGCTTCAGTATGACCACGAAGAGCGCCTTCTTGAGCTTGGGATTGAAAAAGCCAAGATAGAGCTTGAAGAACTCAAGTCGCTGCTTCAGGCTCAGGCAAACCAAGAGGATAACGTCTCTGAGCGTTGGAAGGCTGACATGGCCTCCGACTCTTGGTTATCAAAAAACGTGCGCCCCGGAACCTTGGTGTATCTCCTGACCGCCTATCTTATGTTTGCCCTTCTGGATGGCGCTGGCTACAAGATCAGCGAGGCTTATGTCTCCCTGCTTGGGCAATGGGGAATGCTGGTCATGACCGCCTACTTTGGCGGCAGGACGGTCGAAAAGGTTATGGAGCTTCGTAATAAGGGGGGTGACAAATGAGCCTTGTAAATGAACAGGCAGCGTTTCTTCTGGATGCTTGCAAGCTGATTCAGTATGCCAGCGACCTTGGATTTGTCGTTACCGGCGGGGAGCTTGCGAGAACCCCAGAGCAGCAAGCCTTGCACTTCAAAGCGGGCCGATCCAAGACCATGAACTCGATCCACCTGAAGCGATGCGCGATTGACTTGAATTTCTTCAAGGATGGGAAGATCATCTGGAGCAAGGAAATACTAGCTCCTTTGGGCAAATACTGGGAAAGCCTGCACCCAAAGAACCGTTGGGGCGGAAATTTTCGATCTTTGGTGGACTGCCCTCATTTTGAGAGGAATGTGTAATGCCACAGGCAATGACATTTAATGGGCTGAAGGTTGATGTCCGAAACTATTTGGAGCGCGGAGCATCTGCTGCTACAGACCCGATTGTCTATGAGCAAATCCCAAAGCTGATCAATTTAGCTGAGCGTCGTATTGCCCGCGATCCGAAGATACAAGGATTCCAGACCGTGGTGACAACTGCTATGCAAACGGGTGTCTGTGTGATGCCAAAGCCTGATCGTTGGCGCGAGACGATTTCTATCAACATCGGAACTGGTGCGCTAAACAATACCCGCAAAACCCTTTTCACCCGGAGTTATGAGTATTGCAGGGCATACTGGCCTGACCAGTCTCAGGTGGGTGAGCCTACTTTTTATGCTGATTACGACTATCAGCACTGGCTATTTGCTGAAACCCCAGATCAGGACTACCCGATTGAGATTGTTTACTACGAGTTGCCGCCACTTCTGGATGATGAGCAGCAGCAAAACTGGCTGACGAACTTTGCGCCAAACGTCTTGCTGTACGGCACTCTTTTGGAAGCCACACCATTCCTAAAAAATGACGAGCGAATCCCAGTATGGCAGGGCTTTTACGATATGTCTGTCGCTTCTTTGAATCAGGAAGACATGAAGAAGATTCTTGACAGGTCTACCACTAGGCAAGAGGCGTAATTATGACTGTATTTACCAACATTTTTGGCGGTGACAATATCGCCCCATCAAGCGTTTCGTATGCGTCGGTAACCCTGACTAGCGCAGTAACGCAGTTTTACTGGCCTGTTGAAACTTCTGCAAATAATGATCTGATCGCAACCATTATGGATGTGACCAGCAACGCTGCTGGCTACGTTATCAGGCTGGGATCAGCGGCTGAGGTATCAAACGGTCAAACGATACTGTTCAACAACCCCGGATCCAACTCATTCATCGTTCAAAATTTTAATGGAGTGCAAATTGCGAACGTAGCGCCCGGTACGACTTGGCAGATCTACCTGACCAACAACACGACCACGGGTGGCACTTGGCGCACATTCCAGTATGGCGCATCGATTGCTTCTGTGAATGCATCTGCGCTTGCTGGTACGGGCATTGTCGCTCTTGGATCGCTGCTGTCCCAGTCTATGCCGGTGTTGTCATATGCGGCAAATCATACTCTGACGGTTCCTGACCGGGCTTACACCTTCCTATGGACTGGTGGAGTTGGCACATTTACCCTGCCGCTCGCATCGCTTGCTGGCAACAATTGGTTTGTGCAATTCAAGAATGCTGGCTCTGGTGTCGTGACAGTACAGACCGTTGGCTCGAACACGATTGATGATGGCGCAAACATTTATTTGCAGCCACTAGAGTCTTGCATCGTACTTACCGATGGCATCAATTATTACTCCCTCGGCCTTGGGCAGTCGGCATCTTTTGCCTTTGATTACACCACGATTGATGTGGCTGGTAATGGCATATACACGCTTTCTGGTGCTGAACTTAATCGTGTTGCGTATGAATTTACTGGCATATTGACTGGCAATAGGACTGTCATTGTCCCAAACACCATTCAGCAGTATTGGGTGACCAACTCCACCACCGGAGCTTTTACCCTAACAATTAAGACCGCGACAACGCCGGGCGTAATCATTACGCAAACCGCATCAACCATTCTGTACTGTAACGGAAATCAGGTCGTCTCGGCGGAAACTGGTGGTATCAGTTTGCCTTTGCCAATTTCTCTTGGTGGTACTGGAGCCACAACTGCTGGGCAGGCAATTATCAACCTCGGATTGGATCCGATTGATGGAGGCACGTTCTAATGGCGGCTTCACCAGTAATTATTGCGTCCAAGCCCGGCATCAAGCGGGACGGGACAAAGTTCGAGGGAGATTTTTACGTTGACGGACAGTGGGTTCGTTTTCAACGTGGACTCCCTCGCAAAATTGCTGGGTACAAGGCAATCAGCAATTACTTGTCTGAGATTAGTCGTGGGATGAAGACGTATACGGAGAACGGGTTCACATTCGTCCACTCCGGCAGTTCAGAATACTTGGAAAGATTTACGCTTGACCAAAACGGGAACGCTAGTGCTGTGACTGACAGGACTCCTGTCACCATAAATATCAGCAACGAAAATGCGTGGCAGTTTGATGTGCTGTATGACTCAATCAACCTTATCCCGTCAAACAAGCTTATTCCCCAAGTCGCGGAAAACTTGGGGTCGCTTTACAACTCAATTGGCGGCCAGCTTTTTGTTGGCGACCTGCGGGCTACTGACCGACTGGTAGAGGTTCCTGTCCCCCCGGGGGTGTCGGCAAGCGGAGGGGTTTGCGTCTTGCACCCTTACCTGACGGTTTTTGGAACTGATGGCTCAATTGGCTGGTCTGCCCCCGGCGACCCCACCAATTTGACTGGCCCCGGCTCCGGGAATGCCCGCGTAGCCGCTCAAAAGATCGTCCGAGGACTTCCGCTTCGAGGCGGCCCCGGGAACGCCCCAGCGGGCCTGTATTGGTCAACCGATGCGGTTGTCAGGGCTTCTTTTGTCGGCGGTCAGCAGACCTTCCAGTTTGACACCATTAGCTCGCAAAGCTCGATTTTGTCGCCCAACTCGGTTATCGAGTACGACGGTATCTATCTCTGGTGCGGGGTAGACCGCTTTCTGATGTTCAATGGCGTGGTCAGGGACATCCCGAACGACCTGAACATCAATTACTTTTTCGATGGCTTGAACCGGGCTGCCTCGCAAAAGGTGTTTGCATTCAAAGTGCCTCGCTTTGGCGAGATCTGGTGGTGCTACCCAAGAGGCGATGCCACGGAATGCACTCACGCAATCATCTACAACATCCGGGAACAGACTTGGTACGACACCCAGTTGCCGAATGATGGCCGCTCAGCGGGCGAGTTTGCCACCCAATTTGCCACCCCATTGCTGACCGGGGTGAAATTCAACGAAAACAAGGCTGCGCCAGTCATCCGTGAGACCGAGGCTGGCGACATCCGGGTCACCGAAACCGGCGACATCCGAATACTTTATACGAATGACAACTACAAGTTCTGGCAGCATGAAACTGGGGTAAACGAGGTTGACATCAACAACCTAAACGCCATCCAGAGCTACTTTGAGACCGCCGACATCAGTGATTTGGTCATGCAGGGCAAGAATAAGTCACTCCGGTGCGAGCTTTTGGAGCCTGATTTTGTCCAGTCTGAGAATATGACCGTCCAAATCGTCGGTCGATCGAACGCCCGGGCGAAAGATATTGCCGGGGAAGTGAAGACCATTGTCCCGAACCCATCAACCCCGTTTGAGCAGGTGGTCTTCTTTAAGGAGATTAGGCGGGAGATGCGGTTCCGGTTCGAGTCCAACATCATCAACGGGGACTACCAGATGGGGCAGGTCATCGCCCATATTGAAGAGGCTGACGGAACCGTCCTTGGGGCGACAAATTGATAACTTTACCCGTTATAATCGGCTTGCAAGACTGGGCAGATCAGATCGTACTCGACCTTGATGAATACGGCCCAATCCCAAGGCTGATGGACGAGAATAAGTGGCAGGAGTGGGCTGTCGCTTTTTGCGTTATCTCGGGTATCAGTCAGAAAAATCCTCCGAACCCACTTCAATTCTCAGACTGGCGTGAATGGGCTAGTCGATTTGCACAGGTGATGTCATGAACGAACAAGAGTTCCTGAAGCTGCTGAACGCGGTAGCTAGAGTTGCAAAGCCTTTTAATGATGATTATGTAGACGCAACATCGATGTCTGATGACTTTGCTAGTTGCGGGCTTGATAGCTTGGATATGCTGCTGACCGGCGTTTATATGTGCGATGTATTTGGCATCGACGAGGAGGTTGGCAAAACATTGCAACCGAAAAATGTCCAAGAGTTGTATGACTTTTTAATGTTGCACCAAAAGAAGATTCCGGTGTCTGCTGATGAGGCTCTGAAGGAAATCCAATGAAGATTTTCCTTACTGATTACAGAACCGCATCAACAGACAAGACAGAGTTGTTTGATGATGTGCTTTATCCGCAGGAGGTCAATTGGTTCCCAGACACCTACAAGAATGTGAAGACGGGATTGGTATATCCACCTCACAAGCTTGCGGACAAGGTTCTGGACAAGCCTCTGATGGATTCATTGAAGCAAACCAAGGCGGGTCAGACCGCCTTTATTTTAGCGTCAGGCAACGCACACTTTGCGGGGATCAACCCAAGATCGGCCAAGGAGTCGCGCCTAAGCTACCAGTACAAGTTTCTGCCGTTGAGTCTGACACAGGTGTATGCCGGTCGAGTCGCCCAAGCTTGTGGCGCAAACGACTACATAGCGACGGACGCAACGGCTTGCGTATCAAGCCTGAAGGTAATGATGGATGTTCAGACTCTGATTAAGGTTTACGGGTATGCCCGTGTTGTCGTCCTTGGTGTTGAGGACGCGGTGAGTCATTCCGTCCTTGATTTTTTTGGCGAGTCTGGAGCCTGCCTTACCGAAGATCAAAAGCAAAAGAATGGTGTTGTGCCAAGCGCATTTGATGATGTGAATTATGGCTTCCATGTTGGCCAAGGCGCTGTGCTTGCAGTGTTTGAATCAGAAAATAACTTGGTTCGCACTCCAGTTGCCGAGCTTGTCGGCGCATGGACTGCTAGTGAGGAGATCAACAACGCAATCGGTCAGCGCGAGGATGGCCAAGGCTATCTGCGAGCTATCGATGGAGTTTTGCACTTTTCCGGGGTCAAGGCAGATGAGGTCAAGGTTATCAAGACACACGGTACGGGGACGAAATCGAATAATGCGTCTGAGGGGTCAGCGATACTATCGCGATTTACTGATTTCGTTGCTACGTCATTCAAACAAAAAATCGGTCATACGATGGGCGCAAGTGGCCTTCTTGAAACAACCCTTATGGTCGAAGCTTGTAAAAATAATCAGGTTCCCTGCATAGCCAACAGGACTACGCATGATGAGCGTTTTTTATCTCAACCGACTGATTTTCCCGATGGATTGTGCCTGAGTCTCGCTGCTGGCATGGGGAATGTGTACTCAGCCG